ATTCGAAATTTACTCACCTTGGATTTAAAAACTATGAAGAAATTCAAGGTTCGCTCTATAATGAATCTCGTTTGTTGATTTGTTTGAATTCTTTGATGCGTCTTTTGGGTCCCCAGGATGATTCACGATTCAGGCCTTTACCTAAATTTAAAGCTATCATCATCGATGAAGCAGATTCATTAGCAAGATGGTTAGGTGGTCCACTACTTACCGAAAGTCCTTTGATTTTTGAAATTCTTCGAATGTTGATTTGTGCATCTCCCTATGTTTTATGTATGGATGGAATACCTACCTTGGCTTTGCGAGAAATGCTTTTACAGTTTGGTGTACTCGATAAATTTCATTGGATAGTCTATCAGAGTCTAAAATTCAAACGTTGGTTATTCATAAATAATCACAGTTACTTTACCTCTTCATACTTGTCAGCTTTACAGTCTGGGAAAAGAATTTTTTTCGTTACAAATTCAAAAACAGCTGTATTTAGATTTTTTGATTTGGCTGTTAAAGAAGCGAGATTAGATCCCAATAAAATTCTTGCAATTCATGGAGAAATGTCAAGAACACAAAGAGATCAATCTGGTAATCCAGATCACTGGATTAAATATGATTTGATATTAGCGAATGGTTCTCTAGGTCCTGGAGCTAGTTTTGATCCTCGCGATCACTTTCATCAAGTGTTTTGTTTAGTTGACGTTAAATGTGGTGTTATCCCTGCTGAAATAGCTCAGTTGATAGAAAGACCCAGAAATTTGATTAACAACCAAGTATTTGTAATGGTTCTTAAAAAACCTTTAGATGAGTATTTAGTAGATTCCTCTCGTGGTGCTATTCGCGTAATGAAATCAAGGTCTATTGGTAATTATGCTCAAAGTTGGGCAATACCTGCTTGGCGTTCTTTGAGTATGAATGATGTTTATAATAATCATCGTGGTAACAGCGAACCATTTGAAATTCGCCCAGAGTATCCAATTTATATTTACACTCATTTAATCAGAGATCCTGATTTTGTTGCTGCTGCCACACCCATTCCTCCTTCTGAACCGGTATTACACCAATCAAGGCTTGTCACTTTACCCGAATTCAATGAAGAGACACTGGAATTAGAGAACCAGGTTTCTCACGGAGCCTATGGACTTGTTTTTGAACAAAGACCATTAGTAAAATTACAATCTTTAATACTACAACAAATGAATGAATCTACAACCGATTCAGAAAATTTTTTGGAAGAGTTACAAAAGATTTGTACTTTAAATGGTGCAGGATTTACTACAAAAGGGCCTCGTACCTTGCTGGACGACAAAGGAAAAGATAGAGTCCAAGGGAGCATGATGGGTTACTTGAAAACTTTAGGAAAAAGAACTGCAGAAACAAGACCAGTAGTTTCTTCAGAAGACGGAGATGACACTGTTACTGTTGCTAGTAGTAAACCAAGCGACTGGGAAAAATGCCAATCAGATCCTATTTTTATACAGTTAGACAACAAGTTCTCTTCTACTGATCCTAGAATTTGTTCGGGGCTCAAAAAACTTTTATATCGACACAATTGTTCTGTTAGTTCTCGTTTAACAAGACTACGAAGTTTAATTCGTTCCTACAATGGTACTGATGAGTGTATTTCCCAACAAGTGGCTAGAGATGTAGTAAAATTATTTCAAGTTCCCGCTGCATCAGCTAGTCGTGCTACTACTGATAAAATTCGACCTGAATCTATTGCAAGAGTTTGTTACACAAACAAAATTACCACTGGAGAACTTTTTGCTATGCTGCATGTTCTTTTGGCGCTTTTACATCATAAACTAGAGGAAGATGGAAACATGATTTGTCCTCAAGAACCATTTTCTAGTCTGGTTTTTTACGATGCGGGACCAAATCGACAAGCTTGGTGGGATGCCATTCGAGCATGTGTTTCGGTTTTTTCAAAAGAAGGTTATACAAATACTATTAGCATTACAGTTGATATTATTACAAAAAATGCTAACTTTGGTTATAAACGTGCTGAAGCTATAAGCGATTTAGTCTTGACTGCAATCAATTCGGACACCAATATTACATTGGCAAACGGATTTACGGCATCAAGTTTAAGTGTTGAAAGTGTAAGAAACTTAGACGGCTTAAACCCTTTAGATAACGTTTTTAGAGTATTAATAACATATAACATAATAATAACTCAAAATTAAAATTAAATAAAATGGCAGAAACAAAAGTAAGCGGTAGAGATTATATCCTCTTAGCTGACATAAACAATGATGGAACATTCAAGCCTGTTGCTTGTTTGACTACAAACTCTTTAACATCAACTAATGACACAATAGATGCAACGTCTAAGTGTGGCAACGAGTACACTCCAGCACCTTCTTTTTCTCAATCTTTTGATTGTGAAGGTTTCGCAATTGATGAAACAGGTACTCCATCTAAAGATAGCTACCAACAATTATATACTGCGCACGCTGCTAAAACTTTATTCGCTATCAAAATGGGTAAAGCAACTCCAAGTGCTGGTGATATCACTTATGGTGGCGCTGGTTCTTTAGTGTTTATTAGCGATTTCGGTGTTACTGCTGATGATAAGGATGATGTTAAATTTACTGCAACTTTCGTAGTAAGTGTACCACCTATTGCACAAACTGAAACTGTATAATAAATAAAAAACTATGTACGAATTAAAGACTAACAACAACACAATCCACTTAAAGTGGGGTACTTGGGCAATGAAAAGGTTTTGCGAATTAGAGAATAAAAATCTAATGCAGCTAATCGAGGTTTTATCTGGAGGGATTTATGACTTAGATACAATCGTTCATATTGTTCAAGCAGCAGCAGAAAGTGGATGCAAGAGCCTTAAAAAGCCTATTGACTTTGCTGAGTTTGAAGTGTGCGAATGGATAGATGAAGTTGGTGGGTTATCTGCAAAAGATGGACAATTGGTTGAGTTTATGAAATATATGCAAGACTCAATGACTCCAGATTTAAAGCCAGAAAAGGAAACGGACGAAAAAAAAAATTAGGGTTTTATAGTTGGGACTCAATAATTATTCTCGCTATTGAAGTTGGCTTAACGATTAACGAGTTTTGGCAATTGACGTGGCGAGAATTTTTATTATATAAAACGGCTTATCAAAACAAGGAAGTAAGGGAGTGGGAACGAACAAGGATGGTTGCTTATTTGATTTATAAAGTAAATACAAGTGAGAAAAGTCCAAAGAGTTTAAAATCATTTTTCCCTTTACCAAGTGATGAACAAGAAGAAGAAAAGCCTAAAATAACACAAGAGCAATTGGCAAGGACATTAAAGTTGTATGGAGTAAAATAATAAAATGGCACAAGAAACGTTAAAACTAACTATAACCGCTGACACGGCAGAAGCGTTAGCAAATTTAAATAACTTTATAAAGACATCTAAAGGTTTAAAAACCGAGATGCAAAACTTTGGTAATGTTAGCGGACAAGCCACAAATGCTTTAACAAACTTGTCAAGGGTTGCACAGGATGCTCCGTTTGGCTTTATCGGTATTGCGAACAACTTAGACCCATTGTTGCAATCGTTTCAAAGACTAAAGGCTGAAACTGTGTCTACTGGTGGGGCGTTAAAGTCTTTAGGTTCTGTTCTTACCGGCCCCGCTGGTCTGGGGTTGGCTTTATCTGTTGTTAGTTCTGCTATTATTGCTTTCGGTGATAAACTTTTTGGCACAAAAAAGAATATCAGTGATGCTGAAATAGAAACAGGTAAGTTTTCAAACGCATTAAAACAATTAAAAACAGATGCCGACAATGTTAAAACGGCACTTGATTTTGAGAATACAGTACAAAAACTTGCGTTACAATTATCTGGCTTATCCGGTGCAAGGTTATCGGCTGCAAACTTTGGAGTAGATGCAGTAACGAATTCAAAGCTAATCGAGGATAGGACGGGTAAAATTATTCAATTAGAACGGGAAAGGAATAAATTAGTTTCGGATAGGATTGCTGTTGAAAAAGAGGCTGCAAGGATTACAGGTCAGGTTTCAAACTTGGGTAAGTTGTTTTTGCAGTTTGGGCAAAATATTCCTGCTGAAAGTGCTGGAAAACTTACAACGTCTGAAAAGGCTTTACTTGACAGGTTAAATGCGACAAATGATGAGATAAAAAAATTGAGTTCTGAAAGGGCGGCGGCTTTCCGGGAACTGGGGGCGGCACCTTTGAGGGTTGGGGCGGCTTTTTCACAGGAGGTTAAGACAGGACCCGCTACAATAAAGCCGGATAAGGTAAAAATAAAGCCTTTAAAGCCAGTTATATTTGATTTTGATTTAACCCCACCTGACCAGCCAAAACTAACAGAGTTCGCAGATGCCTTTGCTTCTGATTTAAATAAATACTTTAATCAAAGAGTTACTACTGAT